TGTACAGATTAAATGCAGAAATCACGGAACTCATTTGTAAATTTAAATTAGGCAATTCTCTTCTTATGGTTTTTATGTTATCTTCGATGACTGCCCATTCAGTACCTTCTCTAATGTATTCTGCACGGAGGCCCCAACTATCTAGGCTAGCATATACTTCTACTTGTTTAAACTGTTTCCAAAGATCAATAACTGATTGATTTTTATATTTGAGGTTGCTTAAATTTGTATTATAGGTTAATTTTATATCAGTGCGACCTATTTTGATTAAATGATTTAGTATGTCATAGTGCTTGTCTGTGAGTAGAGGTTCACCGCCAGCAAAATAAAACTCTTCTATATTTTCAAAATGCGGAAGAAATTGATAATACAATAGATCATTGCTGGGGCCGCCTGCGAATATAAACACTTTCTTGTTGTTGCCATTTTGATTATCTTCTGTGGCCCAACTAGACGAATATGTACTAGAACAACTGCGACATTTGAAATTACAGATATTACTCCATCTTACATCAAAATATCTCAAAGACATTTCAGCCAACGAACCGTCGGATCTTGTTAGCTTATTGTATCCTATGTACTTGTCGAATCGTTTGTTGAAATCTTGTCTTACACTTTTAACACCTCGATCTTCAGATCGATAGCACGACGAGCATTGCGTAGATCGTTGACCTGTCAACATATTTGTTCGCAATTCTCTGTATTTGTCGTTGTTCCATATTTCTATCAACGAATTTTCTTGCACATTTCCCATGTGGATATGATGTTCTGCTACACAACAAGGCAACACTGATCCGTCGGGATTAGCGTAGATGTGTATCCACGGAAGTACGCAAAAGGTGTTAGACGGTTCTGCAGTCATAATAAAAATTTTCTAATTCAGGAAATGTCTTTGTAAAATCAGTACCCCGACGACGATCGTATTCTGTAAACCAATTAAAGAAGTCTCTGCGCCCCTCTTTTAATTTTTCCGCAGTGTAATTTGTTGAATCCATATAATCAACTACTCTTCTAAATTTTTCATATTCGAGTTCTGAAAATTTAGTACGATCTCTGTCATCTAAATTATCTTTGATGAAAGCTAAATGCTGTTTCATATAAGGCATGAATTCGTCCTTGGGCAATATTAGCATATCATATTGTAATGGTTCTTTAAGATAAGGAGTATCGAATCTAATCCGCTGCCATTTGTTTTGATCAGTACCGTTGTATTTTACTCGCCATTCTAAAATTTTATTGAGTAATCTTGTAAAACTCGGAACACTTAGAATATTAAATGTTATCATAAACGTTATAGGACGATTCGTTTTTGTAAGATAGGTATCTAAATTCTTTTCCCATACTGTTAAATCTAAACCTGTTCGAATATATTCTGCAGGATCACCCCAGGTATCTATGCTGCTAAAAATTTTAAAATCTTTGATAGCACCCATATCTAGTAATTTGTTTACTTTTTCTACAAGGCGATCGATCAATATTGGTTTAACTCCAAAATTACTGTTGATGTTTAATTCTAAATTAGGCAGTGGATTTTGTTCCAGATCATCTAACAGCCGCCATGTGCTTTTTTGAAGCAATGGTTCTCCTCCGGTAATACGTAGTATTGTTAGAGTCTTACTAACTTCAGGCCACCACTTCCACCATGCTTCTACATAGGGGTTAACATCTTCCTCGTACACAGTGAACCAATCGATGTCATTACGATGATTCTTGACCATAGTATAGGGTCCGTGGTCTTTGATCTCTTTATGATATGCACTACTATGCTTAGGATGACAGTATCCGCATTTAAAATTGCATTCGTTTCCAAAACTAACTTCTATGTATTGCGGATTTACCGGAGCTAGCGGATTGGCCTTAATAGCTCCTAGTCTTTGTTCTGTAAAGATGCTGGCATTGCGCTCATGTCTGTCCGATATATATTCTGAACCCATGGCTTCAATATTCCAACAATAGTTGCAGCCGCTGGGTTTTTCTCCGTTGATCATTGCAGCACGTTCTGATATCTTTTGTTGTGTGTTATGTAGTGCGCTGGGATCCAATGCAATTTCTTCTAGAGGAATCTTATGCGGTGCTGGATGATAACAACTGTGTGTTTCTCCTGTTTGTAAATAGATGGTGGTGTGATGCCATTTAGCCAAACAGAACGTAGGAGATAGTTCATTCATTATAGGAATGAATTTTTGTATTCTTGCTTTATCGTCCATTGAACTGATCCTCTAGCCATTTAAAATCATTGATCTTTTTTAGTGCTTCTAGATCTGTTCGATTGGCAAGTCCATAGTCTCGACCGGCTTTGGCGCCACCTGTGGCGTATTCATTACCTACTGAACACCATGTGTCTAAACGTTGTTGTGTTTCAGTATCGTCTTGTCTATCAATTACTCTACTAGCCAGTTTGCAACATTCTCTAAATGCAGATTTCCAAGTATTAAATGGATCAGTATTAAATGCTGTGATGTTAGATATGCGTTGAATAGGTTTGAAAAGATTTGAAATACTTGTGGTCATATCTGGTTTGCTTAGATCCATATCTATAGTAAGTTGCCTAGGCAACAGTTTTACTCCGCCATACCCGTAGACTAATCCGTTAATAGGGTTTAAGCTCTGCCATACGTGTACTGTGTTTTTAGTATTGAACTCGTAATAGGGTATCTGATAATCAAAATCAAAGGTGTTAACTATCTGAGCATCTGCATCCACTACATAGAACATGTCGGTTGATGTTTTTTTTGCTGCTTCAATATGAGCTTGATGTATGCCCTGCACTCCGTCAACTCTAAATAACTTATTCTTTGTGATTTTACTGTAGAGTTTAAGATAGTTAACTTCAGCAAATGATTCTTTATAACTTATAAAGACAATATCATATTGCTGCGGAACACTGGCATGTATGTCTATTTCTTTTTTCTTTGTGAAAAATCTATAATCCCATTCTCGTTGTAGTATTCTTGCATTTTTAGGAAATATACATACTCCATCGTAGTATTCTCCATTTTTAAAAACGTGTACATATTCCTCGTCCCATTTAGGTACGCGATAATCAAACTCAAAATCTATAACATTTAAATGATCCCAGACTACCCAAAACATTTTAGTAAACGCTCGAGTTTTTACTTCTTCAAATGTTTTTACGTTTTCTAATTTCTGTGCGTTGGGGAACTTTTCTTTAAACGATAACCAGATTTCGTTGTTGATTTCGCTAGAAGAGACTAAAAAAATATCATACATTTTCAGGCATTCGATAATAGGTCAATCCAAGATTTATAGTTTCGTCATATAAATCTAATGTATATTTGCTAGTGTCAGGATCTAACCAAGGCCAGTCTAACCCTAGTTCTGTTTTTATTTTGTCTCCAAGATTTTTAATCTCGTCAATTAGCCCGTCTCCGTTGACTTCTTGATACGGCTTGCCGTATTGATTCCAAATGCTCCTAAGGATCTCGAAGTCTCGAACATCAACATAATTCCACTGTGTACAATTAGCCATCCATGTTCCTAACCTAGCACCGTACACTGCATACATACCGTTTTCTTCATGCGCACCCACAGTTGACCACATGCGCAGTCGATGGATGTTATGCCACCAAATACGTTCTCGAATTTCTTGAGGAGGAACTTTGACCCCGTCAAGCAAAGTCATTTTGACACCTTCACGGAATCCTGCTCGCCATGCTTGGAACGGTGATCCAGTGATAATGCTTTCACTGTAGACTCTAGGAAAATTACGATAGCCATCTTCCCAACAAAAATCTACCTGCCCTCGATCGCTGTCTGAGTTTTCGTGAGTCCGCATATTAAGCACAAAATCTTTCTTCCAGATTTTCAATCCACCATTGCCGTATCGTAATCCATTGATGCTATTACGCCCACACCACCCATAGACCTGTATTTTAGGATCAGTCATATCGAGTTCAAGATTAAAGAATGCAGGGTCAACGATATTGTCTGCATCAACTGTGATAAACCATTCAGTCTCACTTAGTTCTGCTGCTGCTTTATGTGCATGGTCGCTGCCCTTGACTCCGTGAACACGTTTAGCCCACGGCACCTTGTTGCATAAATCTGCATAATGCAAATCTGCGTTAGGTTCATCATAGCTTAAAAAGACTACATCAAATTCTACAATTTTCATTTATGTTCTATAATATAATTTTTAAAAACTCGTCTAGTATAAAGACTAAACTTATCAGGCAATTCTAAATTTTTTATCGTTTTGCTTTTACCGCTGAGATCAGAAATTTTTATAGCAAGCATACTGTACAAAATATTAGGATCGTTGTATTCTGTTATTAAAAAATTCATAACAGTCTCACCATCCCACAAAACCTTCCGTTTACTCACAGGTTGATATTTCTTAGGCATTTTTTTAGTGCCATTAAACTCTTCAGTCAGTTCAAATTTCATCGTGCATTTAGATCGATCATAGGTTATGTAGATATCAGGTCTATCAATTTCTGTCCATTGTTTTGAAATAACCCTATGCAACACATCATCAATTTTAAATATGTTTTTTACTTCTGTTATTTCTAAAGAATTATTTCTAAAATCCACGAAGCAAGAACTTAATCTAATTTTTCCGTTAATTATTAATTCTGCTTTTTCAGAATCAACTGGTATTTTATATTTTTCAGATTCAAATGCATGACTAGGACCAATACTCAACCCTTGCCCAGATTCTGGATCATATACCATTGCATATTCAACAACTGGAGCAGGATTATTAATTAACCATGTGTCGATGTTTAATTCTTCTTCCATGCTATCTCCTCAAAAATATTAATCATCTCTGTATTAATTTTATCTTTTTCTACATAATGCACAATGTCATGCTGTTGATAATTACCAATTTTTAACTTGGCTTTAGGATTCAAATAAAATCCCACATGATCAGACATCGTATCGGCCGGCCATGGCCAGTTTTGTACCAGCGGTTTCATGTGTACTACCTTAGGAAAACTCAGAGGATATGATATGTCATCTGCAACATCTAATATCTTAGCGGCGAGCGCAAAAGATTCGTCTGTGCCTATTTCTTTGGGCTTGTGCTGTGTTAGAAAGGAATTAGCAAACTCTTTAGGATACTTCATAATATACCTAGCGAGAGTAAAAAATTCTGTGGCTAACTCTGAATCTTTTTTAAAGAAGGTCCAAAAGCTGTAAAGATTAGGTAAAGCATTTTTAGTAAATGTCTTTCTATATTCATCGCTGGTTATCTGCTCACCCCTGTAGGTATAAGCACAGTTAGCTACGTATAGTTCAGAATTTTCCACAAAGTAATCTA